AATACCTCATCTTTAGAATTGCGTTTATATTTGTCAGCGGGAACGGCTTTTGATGCGGAGTCGGACACCTTAGGCATACAGACCAACACTTTTGATTTGTGGGGTTTTCAGATTGAGGCTGGCAACGTAAGCACCTCGTTCCAGACTGCTACGGGCACACTTCAAGGCGAGTTTGCTGCGGCTTGCTATTATTACCAAAAAGGCACTTTTGATGTTAGAGTTTTGTCTAGTGGCGCTTCTGCTAATTATGCTTTTCCGCAAAAAATTACTCCAATGCGCGTTTCACCCACTCCTGCATTTACAGCAGCGGCTTCTGCCACAAATAACATAAGCGGAACACCAACAATCACAATGACAGATGCGGTCACTTTGCGTCAGGCTTTTGTTGCTAGTGCAACGGCGACCGACACCTATTATGTCCGAGCATACGAATTGAGCGCTGAACTATGAGAACATATAAGGAAGTCAGTATTGACCTCGCTGGAGATTTTATTGAATTTACAGAAGGCAACAAAATTGGCTGGATTCCTAAAGACCCTGCTAACTCCGATTATCAACGCTATCTGCGCTGGCTAGAAAACCCAGATGCAGAGGAAAACGGCACAATCTCGTAGAAGTATCTGGTAAGGTGCGTCTATGGAACTAATACCTATGGACGTTATAGAGGCCAAACTGCGGGATCGCTATGAGACCCAAGGGTTCTCAATGGCGATGTTTCGCAACGACTGGAACCTGCTCGTAAGGGTAGGAGTCCACCCGCAGTTGGCTACCGTAGAAGACTTACAAAAGATTATTATGGGAGTCAAGGCCTCCTCTACCAAGGGGACCTACGCTGCCCGTCTACGCAGTATCTTCAAGGCTTTGAATAAGATGAAACTGATAGACAACAGGGTCATTGAGGACCTGCCTAATGTCCGTAAGGGCAGAGGCCTGCCTCATCCCATTACCCCGTCTGAAGCCAAGATGCTTATGACTGAAGCCAGACAGCCTATGCGTGACTGGTTCATAATAGGCTGCTGTGCGGGCCTACGGGCTATGGAAGTGGCTTATCTGCGTGGGGTAGACCTAGAGAAGCAAGAGGACGGATACGTCCTTAGAATCGCTGGTAAAGGCGGTACAGACCTATCTGTGCCTGTGGCTCAGATTGTCGCTGACACTATTCTGAAGTACAACACAAACCAAAGGCTATGGGAGGTAACTCCTAATCGCCTGACCAAGAAGACCTCGCTAGAGATGAAGCGACTAGGCATACCTAAGAAAACCTTTCACGCCTGTCGCCATTACTTTGCCACCAATATGCTTGAGAAATCTGGTGGAGACCTACTAGCGGTAAGAGATTTAATGCGCCACTCAAGTGTGGCTACAACCCAAGTTTATACCCAACTAGCCTCTGGAAGAACTAGATCGCTGGTGAACCTTATCGAATAAAGGAGCAGTACGTGGCCCCATATGGCTCTGACATAACGGATGAGATACCCTATACGCTGTCTAATCCAGCAGGTGCTACCAATTACTCAGCCACAGGCGAGGCCTATGACATTGCAGTAGCAGGCCTACCATTCTTCGTTCAGGCTTCTGACGATACACCTTATCGTCGTGTCACTGCTCAGTATCGTAAGCAACAGTATGACCAGACCAGAGAAGCAGGCGAGCAGTCCTTGCTTGGTTGGTGGTTTAGATCGCAGTCATCATTCCATCTAGGACAAGGCATCAAGTACTTTGAGCCTGCTCAGGATGAAGGCTTACGCTTCCAGTACACAGAGTCTAAGGGCTGTGATGTATGGACCAAAGGTCAGGTCAGTCTTATCTATGACGTAGATCCTGAACATATTACAACTTCACCTATCGAATCTAATGGCAAGCCTGGTCAGTACCTACGCTCCATTGAGTGGACTAAAAACGGCAACACCTATCAAGGCTGCCTAATGCTTGATGGTTTTGATATCGACAAGGTTTATCCAACTATCACAGCAACAGTTACTAATAAGGCTTTGACTTCTAACGTAGCAACTCTTACTACTGCTGATCCTCACGGTATGGCTGTAGGTATGGAGATTGAAGTAACTGGGGTTGACTCTACATTCAACGGTACCTATGAGATTACTGCAGTTGGTTCAACTACTACATTGTCTTATGCTAAGACTTCAGGAGATGTTACCTCAACCGCTGCAACTGGAACTGTAACCAGCAACATAACCCATTTCCAAGATATTGCAGGAACTGGTGCATACAAGGCTTACGCCTTCTGTGATGATGGAGTATATGCCTACTGGATAGCCTTGATTGATGATGCTGGTACAGATAGAACTGTTCTATATAAAAAACTACTCAATGACGATGACACTGTAGCGCCTACTGAAATGTTCAGGACTACATCCGTCATTGTTGAGAATGCAGTAATGGAGTTTACCAAAGAGCGTATCGTTGCTGTAATCAATAACAAAGTATTTGAAATTTCAACTACTGCCACTGCCCTACCTACTGCCGTATATACCCACCCAGTAGATGACTTTATTTATACCAGCATTACCTCATCAGGCGCTGCTATCTATGTAACAGGTTACTCAGGTGGCCAATCCAATATCCAGAAGTTTACACTGGCATCTAATGGAACTATGCCTACCTTGACCTCTGCTATCACAGCAGCAGAGATGCCAAGTGGAGAGCGCATCTTCAAGATTTACTACTACCTAGGTTATATGCTCATCGGTACAGATAAAGGCTTGCGTGTGGCTCAGGTATCTGATGATGGATCTCTAGCCTACGGACCGTTGGTCTTTGAATCAGAGCAGCCTGTCTATGACTTTGCTGCACGTGGTCAATATGTCTGGGCTGCTACTAACGTAGATGGTTCCCCTGGAACCACCCGTATTGATCTAGGTACACAGGTATCACCTCTGGTATTTCCTTATGCTTGGGATACCTACTATTTCCCAGAGACTGAGAATGATCGCATAACAGGGCGTGTAACCACCGCCTGTGCGTTCATTAACGGAACCGATAGATTGGCATTTACAACCAATTATGACACCACTAACGGACGTGTATACATAGAGTCTGCTGATCGCTATGTATGGCAGGGATACCTACGTACTGGCTTCATCCGCTACAACACCCTTGAGTTGAAGCGCTTCAAGTTTATCTTGCCACAGTTTGATACAACTAATGGATCTATCCAGGTTTACTCTGTGGATGAATCAGAGACTGAGTATGGCCTTGGTCTATTTTCACAAGGTGATTCAGTAGGTGAGGTAACTGCTGCATATCCAGCAGAACCACAACAGTACCTTGGCTTCAAGTTTGTATTCACACTAGGAACTAGTGATACTGCCAGCCCAGTCTTTACTGGATATCAGGTTAAAGCCCTGCCTGCAGTGCCACGCCAGCGCCTAATCCAGTACCCAGTAATGTGCTATGACCACGAGACAGATAAGTTCGGAGTCCAGGTTGGATACGAAGGATCTGCTTGGCAGAGAATGCAGCAACTAGAGTCAGTAGAAAATACTGGAGATACCATCAGAGTAGAAGATTTCAGGACTGGTGAGTCATATATTGGACTCATTGAAGAACTGGATTTTATCAACCGCACACCACAAGATAAACGATTCTCTGGATTCGGAGGCGTTTTGCTAATTACTATACGGAGCGTATAAATGACACCTTCAGACTGGGCAGTCTTAGTTGCCACAATACTTGGAATAGCATCAACCGTACTAATGGGACTACGTTGGCTAGTCAAATCATTCTTATATGAACTAAAGCCTAATGGCGGTAGTTCTATGAAGGACAAAGTAAACGCTCTAGAACACAAAGTAGATTTACTTACAGAGTTAGTCAAGGAAGCATTGAGGAAATGAATGAAACCATTAGCCAAGAAAGCCAGTCCTGCTGCCGTCGCAGTGTTGCGACAGGCGAGTGCCATTGCACCGAAGCGTATGAAGGCGAGCGATGGACTGCTACCTTCTGCTGCTCACCTAAAGACTAACCCAACTTCAGACCACAATACAGGTCTAGCAGTAGACCTAACCCACGATCCAAAGAATGGGATTGACTGTGCGGTTCTATTTGAAAAATTCAAAGAGGACGAAAGAGTCCAGTACCTTATCTTCAATAAGAAGATTTGGAATCGTAAGTTTGCTAAGTCTGGCAACCGTCCTTACAGTGGCAGCAATCCTCACACTAAGCATTTACATATATCTATCATTGCTGATAAGGCTAATGACACTAGCCCTTGGTTCTGGTGGATGAATCAACCAAGTCTTACAAACCAAGTGGTTGCAAAGTTGCAACCTAAGCCGAAGAAAAAGGTGGCAAAAGGTATCAATCTGCCACCTGCTCCAGAGGCAGTGGTATGCACCTGCTGCAAACTACATACTTGGTCTGTAAGTATCGAACGAAAGGCAATATAATGGAAACACTAAAGCAAGTATCGCTGACCTGGTTCCGTGCTGCAGCCTCTGCTGCTATCGCACTTTACCTTGCTGGTGAAACCGATGTGAAAACATTGGGAGCAGCAGCACTCGCAGGATTCCTCGGTCCAGTTCTCAAGTGGCTAGATCCATCAGCCACAGAGTTTGGTCGTGGAGCGAATTAGTTTGTAGATAGCGCGAGGCAAATAGGGCCACCCTTCGGGGTGGCTCTTTTTTTGTTGCCTAAATTTCCTGCTTATCCACAGGGCAAGGGATCTTTACTAGATTTCCACAGTTAGCACAAGTTCCATCCAGTGCCCACCAAGATATGTCATAGTCTTCGAACTGAGCAAAGATATTAAACACAGTACAGCCACAAGAACAGGCGTGTGTTGGACCTATTGAGCGTAGATCAGCAGCAATTATTGGTGGTAGGCTCTGATTATATTTCAGCAGCCGAAGTAGACGGAACCACATTGCTCGGCACGGCTCCTTCCTAAGGTCAGTCGCCTCTCGGCCTACGGCCTCGGCCCCGACAGGGGCCGTACCGTTTAATTCGCCTTCGGCTCATATTGTAATAATCCATCAGTGTGTCGCTGACACGACACGCCGTAATCTCCATTACAATTTTCCAGTGACCACATTAGTAGCAGTCGAACTAGATGACAGAGTAGTGATGGCTGCAGATTCGCAGATAACAGAAGATACCCTGAGAACTATATCAACTCAGACTCCAAAAATAATTCACGTTGGAAAGTATCTACTTGGCTTAGTAGGAGACTCCAGACCAGGAGATATCCTCGCCTATAACTGGAAGCCACCCGTGTACAAAGGTGCAGATCCCGTGCAGTGGATGGGTAAGAAAGTTCTACCATCCATACTCACGGCGTTTAAGGAGAACGGATACGATCCATATGAAGCAACGAAAGACAAAGAAGCAGGATTCGACTACCTTGTCGCGTTTAATGGGAATGCTTTCCATATCGCAACGGACCTATCCTTTATCAAATCTGATCAGGGCATTTATGGAGTCGGCAGTGGCGGCGCTTATGCTCTTGGTTATCTTTATGACCGTGTGGGTCGTCTCTCTGTGGGTAATGTAGAGCAACACGCCCGACGCTCCGTTGAAATTGCCAGCCTCCTTGACATCAATACCTGCCCTCCGATTCAATTAGTTACTCAGATAAGGGAGATATGATGCGTAAAGACTGGAGCACCTGGAGTGTTTATCTTAACGCCCATCATTTTAGTAACTGGGCTATTGGTATTGACTATTACCACGAGTATAACTATCTTCCATTTGAGATGATTGCAAGAGTATTGCAGTTGAACTTTTTATTCTTTAACATTACAATTACTCGCTGGAGTAGAGGGGAAGTGTTTCCAGGGATATGATTGATATAAAGCAGATGTTAGTTAAGGCTCTGCACGAGAAGGAGAACTCTCGTCCAAGGTCTACACAGGTACAGATTGGTCCATCAGAGTTAGGTGGATGCCGTCGTAAGGTCTGGTACAGATTAAACGATCAACCAGAGACCAACGATAATGAGATGAAGTTGGCTGCCATTATGGGTACAGCCATTCACGGTGCCATTGAGAAGGCACTTGAGAATAACAAAGAAGTTGTGATAGAACAGACCGTAGAACATAACGGTATGAAGGCACACGTAGATCTCTACATTCCTGGGACAGGCGATGTAGTCGATTGGAAGACAGTGAAGATGAAGAATCTTTCCTATTTTCCAAGCCAGCAGCAACGCTGGCAAGTTCACACTTACGGATACCTAATAGAACAAAGTGGATTGGGGAAGGTCCACAATGTGCATCTAGTGGCTATACCACGAGACGGTGACGAGCGTGATGTAAAGGTTCATTCTGAAAAGTATGATCCTAATATCGCGCTCGAAGCCCTCAACTGGTTAGAGTCTATCAAGCAAGCACAGACTCCACCTGAACCAGAACGCGATGAGAGTTACTGTAAGTTTTATTGCAAGTTCTACGACGCATCAGGTGAGATGGGATGCGTTGGTCTAAAAAAAGAACGTACAAAAACTGAATTACCGCTGATAGATAACCGCGAGGCTAGTGATAGGGCCTTGCAGTATCTTCAGTTGGACAGTCAAATAAAGGAATTGACTACACAAAAGGATGCTCTTAAAGAGTCATTGGCTGGTGTAGTTGGTGTTACTGACACAGGAGTAGAGGTTCGTTGGTCTACTGTGGCAGGTGCTAAACAAGTGAATAAGGAACTGGTTGAAGAACTTCTTGGCTTTGTTCCAACAATAGAAGGCAAGGAGAGTCTTCGCCTTTCAATCAAACATAATGGAGGTAAGTAAATGGCTGCACCAGAATCAACAAAGTTCCAGGTTAACTATAAGTTGCCAGATGGAACTCTAGTAAATTTATATGCAACAGATATTAAGGATCTAGAGACAGGTCTAACAGACCTATCGATGGTGGCTGCGTTGATTACATCAACCAGCGATTCATTTCAAAGCACTAGATCTACTGCGTCCGTTTCAAGTGCTGCCCCAGTAGCAGCAAAGCCACAGGTAGTTGAAGGACAAACACCTGAGTGCAAGCACGGACAGATGCAATTCCGTACTGGTAATGGAGCGAGAGGGCCTTGGAAGGCTTGGATGTGTGCTGCCCCTAAGGGTGCACCAGACAAGTGCGACGCTATCTGGGTTAGATGAAGCAATGCGTGAGCCACGTGAGTACGAGGCTCCGCTATGTGCACAAACAGGAAACGGTGATGCCTGGTTCCCTGAACAGGGATATGGCACCAACGGGGATATTGTCTACGCTAGAAGTATATGTAACAACTGTATCCATAAAACTGAGTGTGCAGAATGGGGAATCCATAAAGAACGTTTTGGAATCTGGGGTGGCCTTACAGCCTACGACAGAACAATAATCAGAAGAAGACGAGGAATAGTTCTACCGAGGGAGGAACGAAGTGCTTAGACTTAATCGTGCGTGGCAAGCCACTCACGTCAAGGCTACACCTCTACCTGATGTATGGAAGTCTCTTGTCACTACTGATGTAAATGTAAAGTTTAGAAGAGGACAAGTCTGTATGGTTGCAGCAGCACCCAATGCAGGTAAGTCTATGTTTGCTCTGGTCTATGCGATTAAGGCAAACGTTCCAACTCTATTCTTCTCAGCAGATACCGACACTACAACTGTAATGATCAGGGCTGCTGCACATCTATCAGGTCACACTCAACTAACAGTTGAGACAAACCTGCAACATAATCCACGTCATTACAAAGATGACCTTGGCTCTATGCAACACATACAGTGGGTCTTTGACTCTAGTCCGTCACTCGATGATATCGAGATGGAGATAAAGGCGTACATCGAACTGTATGGAATTGCACCAGAGTTAATTATCATAGACAACTTAATGAATGTAGCAGCCGAAACTGACAATGAGTGGGCTGGGCTGCGAGCAATTATGATGGAGTTACACGATATGGCACGCAAGACCGAAGCCTGTGTGCTAGTACTCCATCACGTATCAGAACAGAGTGAGTATGGATCTCCCACGATGCCCCCTCCTCGTCGTGCTATACACGGTAAGGTAAGTCAATTACCTGCCATCATTCTGACCCTTGGCTACGACCCCACCCAAGGAATGCTTCGGGTTGCCGCCGTGAAGAATCGGTTTGGACCTCACTACGCTGATGCTTCACGGTGGGCAACACTGTTCACTAACTTTGGTGCTTGCCAAATTGGTGATGCAGATTCACAAGGTAGGGCTTACTTAAATTCCAACTTACAGGTGACACGTTGAGCAGTTACAACAAACAAAAGGGATCAAAGTTTGAGACAGATGTTATGAAATATCTACGCAAACTAGGTCACTTTGCTGAGCGTCTGGCTAAGGCTGGAGCCAATGATGAAGGTGACATCGTTACCATAATCGCAGGTCAAACCTATATTCTGGAGTGTAAGAATCGCAAGTCAATCAATCTTCCGCAGTTCTGGGCAGAAGCCCAGACTGAGGCAGCCAACTATGCGAAGGCTCGTGGGTTAGTGGTTGAGCCACCAGCCTTCGTCATAGTAAAGAGACGCAATGCCAGCATTGAGGATGCTTGGGTTGTAACATCACTAGAGAAATGGATTGAAGATGCCAGTACCAGAAGGACAGATAACAACTAGCCAGATTTGGAATGGTGAACCTGAAAAGGAGAAGCCAGAAAAATCTGTACAAAATTCTGAAGAAAATGTACAAAAGGAAAACAAAGAGGAGCAGAAGTGAATATAACCTTGATAGGTGGGCCTATGAATGGGCAGGTGAAATCCATACCTAAAGATTTCCCTATGAAAATCGAACCAGGTAATAAGGGTGGAGATAGCGCTAATACTGCAGAATATTTGATTTGTAGAACAAGCGATGGAACTTACTATGGAGTATACGAACCAGTAGATGATTACTCTATGCAAAGAATTCAAAGATTGAGAGATGCTATATCTGAAGCAGCAAGCAGGTTTGAGCAATGATATGCAAAGAGTGTAAGACTGCTGGAGATTTTAATACAGTAGGTAAGTATCATTTTGCTGGAGCGATGCACCAAAAGTGCGAAGGAGATTGCGGATGTCATCACAAGACTGGTCCAGGGTGGTTCGCAAAGGCGGGAGAAAAGGTAAAGCCGATCCAAACTCAATCCCCGTAGGAGTAATAGTTTCCTACTATGGTGGTGAGGTAAGAGAGGGTAAGAGCGCCAGTGTTAAGTGTTGCATACACGATGACTCTAGGCGCAGTGCAGTAATCAACACCTATGACAACCTGTACTTCTGTCATACGTGTGGTAAGGGTGGGTCCTCCGTTAATATCGTAATGGAGAAGGAGAATTTGGAGTATAAAGATGCAGTTAAACGAGCAGTCGAAATTGTTACTGGAAGCGGTCACTCGCTACAGTCAAGGAATAGACGAAGCAACTCTAGCGTACCTCGAAGGACGTGGAGTATCTAAGGAGATAGCCCAGCAGTTTATGTTGGGTACTGTAGTAGATCCAGAACCAGGTCACGAGCAGTTCCAGGGTTGGTTGTCTATCCCTTACATTACTACCCTTGGTATCTGCACCAGTGTAAAGTTTAGAAGGTTAGATGATGGTAAGCCTAAGTATGGGCAGCCAACGGGACAGAAGTTACACCTGTTTAACGTTAGTGATGTCACCGCAGATAGCCCACGAATTGTGGTATGTGAAGGTGAGTTGGACTGCGTTATTGTCTCAGGAATTTTAGGTATCCCAGCAGTTGGTGTGCCAGGAGTGGCTGCTTGGAAACCATACTATGCCAAGTTATTTGCTGGTTTTGATACGGTCTATGTCGTTGGAGATAATGATCTAAAAGAGGATGGGACTAACCCAGGAGCAGAGTTTAGCAAGCGTGTCGCAAGCGAAGTTATTAACTCCCACATTGTAAACTTACCTCTAGGTATGGATATCAATGAGTTCTATTTGCAACGTGGGCCTGAAGAATTATCAAACCTATTAGGAGGAGTTAAGTGAGTGAGCAAGAAAAAGGATTTGCAAGAGGCAGCCAGATTATTGATGGATATGGGGATGATAATAGTCTCGATAGATTACAAGAATGGTACGATAACCTGCCAGCCAATGCCAGAAAGAAGATAGATGATGAGTTCATCAATGAAGTCTGGCGAGTGCTCGATGGAGCAGGGAATCTGCTCATCCGCAAGCATCACGATTACGGCCCAAAGAACATCGCTCTATCTCCAGGTGGCCCACTCAACGGATTACGGGTGCGTATGTGGGACAAAGTGGCTCGCATCAATAACCTCCTTGATAGCAAAGCATCTCCCAGTAACGAGTCCCTCAGAGATTCCTTCATAGATCTATTGAACTATTCCGCTATCGCTATCCTTGTGCTAGACCGCAAGTGGCCCGAGTTACCAGAATGACAAACGAAGAATTGCTAGCGTACATAAACAAAGACATAGATGAAGGCAGTTGGTTTATGCGCGAGAACCAATACTTCCCTGCTCGTTCTTTGTTTGCCCTTCGTGCGGTAGTTGAATTGCATCAGCCTGATAAAGAAGGTGGATGCAAGGGATGTCCTTATGATGCCCAATGGCATTCTTCTACCGAGGAATATCCTTGCGAAACGATTCAGGCTATTGAAAAGGAACTTCAATGACTGAGAAGCAGGAAATCACCAGGGAAATCCTTCAGAACTGGGCAGACAATATGGAGGATAAGATGATTACTCACTACATAAATCGTCTTGAGTCTGTATTGCGTGAACAGATAGCCAAAGAGATTAAGGCAGAGCATAAAGAATGCGGAACTTTTGATGACTGCACGCACGAAGAAGATGCCGCTATTGCTAGGGGTAAAAATGACTGAGCAACAGATTAGAAACCAGACAGCAGAGGAGATTGCTACCTATTTAGAGTGGATGTGTGACCACGTTATTCTAGAGATAGACGCTGAGTTGATTGACTCTTGGCGTAGCAACTGGAAAGGCACAGCCGTTGCTATCAGAAAGAAGTTTATTGTCAATGACTGAGAAGCATAGTTGGTACAAGGCGGCACTACGCCGTAAGAAGATTGCTGAAGCGAAGAGATTGAAGGCTGCCCGTTACGTTGATGAGATGAATAAGAGAGCCAATGACCAACAAACTACATCCAACCTTAGATGATCTAGTCCCCTCGGTAGTAACTACTATTTACCGTAGGTTTAGATCTTATGTTGAACGAGGTGACCTGATGCAAGAGGCTTGGGCCTTTGTGTTATCTCGTGCTGATAACTTTAATGAACTACTCTCTGATGAGTCAGAGGTTCAGCGTAAGTGGAATGAAAAGAAAGTTGCTTGGCAGATACGCAGAAACCTAGAGCGCTATGCTCGCAAGGAGAAGGCAAGTAAGTCTGGCTATCAGATAAATGATGAGGCTTACTATGACACAGTAACTATTGCACAACTCTTACCCTTTGTTATTAAATCTGTAGTCACTGATACCGCACTAGAGCAGAGCCAAATTCTAGTTAATGACGGTACTCCTAAGAGGCCCTCTGCCCCTGCTGAAGGTGGAAACCTACTGGCTATGCTGGTTGATATTAAGAAAGCCTATGAGAAGTTAGACAAATATGACCAAGACATACTGCGCCTGCGCTATCACGACAACCAAACCTTACAACTTATCTCTGAGTATCTAGAGTGTGCTATCTCCACTGCTGATCGTAAATGTAACCAAGCACTAACCCGATTACAAAATCACTTAGGAGGAGACAGCCCTTGGCAATAGTCATACAACTTTCCCAAGCGGAGGTTAGAGTCTGTGCTCTGATCGCCGTTGAACGTTGGCTAACCAAGTTCGGTTCAGTCGATAGACCAAACTATGCAAGTGGTAAAAAGTTTGGTAAGTTAGAACCAGAGATCAACGCCAATATCAGAGCCAACGTAGCAGAGTGGGCAGTGGCTAGGCACTATAACCTTGGCTGGAATATGCCTTGGTATCCCAATGAATTACACAAGGCACGCAAGAACATCTCTGACGTGGGTGATCTTGAGGTGCGTACTATCAGAACTCAAAGCGCAATACCCTTCTGGGCCAAGGATGCTGGTCGCACTATCGTAGGTGCCAAGGTATTAGATGATGAATACTATTCAATGGTTGAAATCTATGGCAAGTTTCAGGCTGATGATTTTATGATTGATGAGTTCGCTGATCCAAGTATTGACGGGTGGCGCGTTCCCGTATCTGAAATGGAATTATGATCTACGAATACAAGTGTGGTACTTGCAATACCACCACAGAGATTGAAAGATCTATGCACTCTGAAGCCAGTGCGCCCTCTTGCTTTGATTGCGGGGCGGTTATGGATAGGTTATGGTCGTCGCCCCCTATCTCCTTCAAGGGTAGCGGTTGGTATAGCACAGACAGTAAGAATTAAGAAAGCCCCGCAGGAAAGGGGTAACTGCAGGGCTTTACACTTATTGTATCAGATTATCTCTTAGTAATATCCTTTTCTAAGAGAGAAAGAATTCGCTCTACACGGGGTAGAATATCGTTCTCTAATGTATTTAAGACCTCTGAGTATTTGGAGTCTAGGATCTGGAGATTTCTCTCCAAGGAGTTGAGCAATTCCGAAGGCACTTGAGCCTTGTTGGTTGGTTGCGAGGTGGTCGAATTTTGCCTCTCGCATCCATAAATCGTGGAGGCATTTCCATTCCCTATCTCGCCAACCAAACGCAGCCCAAGCGTATTTCTTTGCGAGCCTTTTGTTCTCACGCTTCTCCTCCCACGTTGCTTTGTTGCTGACTATCACTAAGTCTTTCGGTAGTTTTACCATCGTTGCTTCGGGCTGGTGTGCCCACACTAGCGTTAGTCCTGCCAGTAATATCAAGCCAAGTTTTGTTCTGCGCTTCATCTTTAACCCATTCCTCCTCGAATAGTTCTCGATATTGGTCGGGGTATAGGTTGCCAAGGCGTGCTAATGCACGGTCCCTTACCCGTCTATAGTTGCGCTTTCTAACTGCTTGTCTTAGTGCAGTATCCACTCGTCTATTTGTATGGTCCATTAAGTTTATCCTCCCATACTATGAGCAGGTAGGCAATTATGGTAATGATTATCACTCCCAGAATTATCACACTCGCGCCCTCTCGCTCGTAATTGTAGCCAGGACCAGGGCAGTAATCTCTATCTTATCGGTTACTAACTTGGGATCTTCTGGGTCCTGCTCATCCCATACGCTCACAAATATGGAGTTATCTAGACCCCTGCGGAACCACGCAATCGCATCTGTCACACTCGCCCCGCCCCAAGCCACGTCACCCTTGCGGTCCATTACCTCATAAAAGTTTATTAGTTTCATACCATTGCCCCTTTGAAAACGTAATTAGTAAGCAGAACCCAACCGCCTGCCTCATCGCTGGATATCTCATACTCATAGCCCTTTTGGTCTAAGAATACACGGGCAAGGATTAAATTAGAATAAGCCAACTCAAACCAATACGCCTGCGCCCAATCGTAAGAAACTAACGGCTCAAACCTACCGTCTTGTGATCTCCATTCATTACCCCAGGCCATAGAGGTATCCCATAGCCTATTAAAATCTTCCTCAGTTACTAACATTTTCTTTTTCCTCCTTGTATTTGATTAGGTTTAACTCATTTAAGGCATTCACCATTCGCAGGAGGTTAGCCCCTGCCTCCTTGGTTTCGCCGTCCCCCACCTGCTTGATAAATAGGTCACGGCATAGGTCTGCCTTTGCTTGATAGTATTCTTTATTCATTCTTCCTCCTGGGTTAGTTTTGGGTGGTCTTCTTTACATATAAGGCAGGGGTGTCCTGCCCAACTCTCGCGGTCTAGCACCTGACAGGCTCCCGCACAATGGTTACAAGTACATAATTCATCAAGCAATCTCGCCCTCCTCGATCGATTTTATTATGTCGTCAATCTCTGGGGAGTAGGGCAGGCGCTGGGCCTGCCTATCGTCTTCACACAAGGCCCCGTGAGGCGTTAAAGTGTTCGAGATGGTGCCATTACACACGCCACATCTAGACATTGGCGGCCTGCCTCTCCTTATCCAATGCTTTCCTATAGCGACGATACGCATTACTTAATGCGCGGTTATTCTCCTTGATGGCGGCCTGCAATTCCCAATAGGTAGGGCCTGCCTCCTCTATCCTGGCCAGTTGCGCCTCTATTTCCTTGCATTCCTGCTCATAGGCGGCGCGTAGTTTCCACTCATCCTCGCTCACGTAACTATTCATTGATTACCCTCCTCCTTATCCTTGATTTGAATTTTTGATAACACCCAGAGGATGCCCAGAATAATTACGACATAGGCCAGGCCAGAGGCCGCGCCATCCTGCCACCTTGTAGAGACCTCGAACACTAGGCCACCTCCTGGCACTTAACACCGCACACGATGCTATCCATAGCCTCGCGCCTGGTCTCTGCATACCCAAAACGGGCCACAAGGCTATTGTTAGCCTGGTATTGGTAGCGATAAGACATCCACCCATCAAGACCCGTAGGCTCAACCTGCCAGGCGCTAACAATAGAATTTAGGCAGGTGCAGGCGGTTAAATCGCCGCAAATCTCGCACTCATCAAAATATTCTACCGATGTGTAGGCGCATTCTTCTAGTGTGTGGCTCATTATTGTGCCATCTCTGCCGCGATTAGTTTCTCAATAAAACGATAAGCATCGGCGCCAATAGTTGCGTATTCCTTGAGGGCGTCGGCCAGATAATCTAATTCAAGGTAGCCCAGTGCTGCATTGCTTAGACTGTAGAGAGTCTCGCCTATCTCAATTTCAGAATAGCCCACAAGGTCTAGGAATAGAGTCATCGGGCCCTTGCCTGGCTCGTAGTTAGTGCTCCATTGGTAAAGCCCTACGATGTGCGGGAATCTCTCCTCGCCTTGTTCTAGTACCTGCTCCAATGTCATTGTTGTGTTCATTGCATTACCCCTTATCTAGTTAGCCGCCTGGTGTTAGGTGACTACCACCTGCCAGGGTACCCTATCCCCTGGCAGATAGTAAGCATCTAAGCCGATTTGCGATAGATTCCCAGACCTCCCTCATTGGCTACGGTCTGCCGTGCCCTGCTTAGTGCCTCGCGTTTACTGTAAAAGATAAAAGTCTCGCTGCCTAGGTAGGTGCTGCCCTGCCAGGCGGTAACCTCCCAGGAGCCGCGCAATTCCCCAGAGGTGTGACGGGTGGCGTTTAATTCGATTTTCATTAGATCGCCGCCTTGTGTGAGTGGCCGCAACTAACCCAGAATGTCACGCCTCTAGCCATTCCCTCGCGGGTAGGCACTAGAAAATAACCCTTACGGCTGCAGCGTAAATCGCCGCAATTCTTACCAATCTGATTGAAATAAAACTTTAGAGTTTTCATATTTACCCCTTATCTGATAGCACCTTGCTATCTGATGGGAGAAAAGTAACACGGGGGCATCCCCCACCGCAACACATAGCAGCATCAAAACGGTCAATGACTGGTCAGACCTAAAATCCCAGAACTCTAGAGTTTAGGTTGAGACTTGGTTGAACATTCAACTATCTAAGACATTAGGTCAGAGCGGGCGGTGGGTTGGTCTGCCTGCCTGGTCTGCCTGTCTGCCTGGTTGGTTGATAGGACATTGTTAATAAGGCCAGGGAAAAACATTAACAAGCACGGGGGCGCCAATAGTGCCGAGGGTGCTGCATCTCCTCATTAAAATGAAAATCATTTTCATATCGTTGGCAATAGGCCAAAAAAAGGCAGGGGGGGGAGGAAAAAGACGACCCCCCGTTGCTTAAAACGCGGGGATGGGATGGGATGTACCCACAATAAATATCTGCACTAAAGTGAGTGGCTGGGTTATTTGTCCGTATTTATACCATCAAATAGGTGAGTTCCATCACAAAAATAGGAAATCACCTATTTTTTCTGCCTTATATATAGTAGGGAGCAAATGCGACCACAGCCCTAGCATTTGCGACCATCAGGGCGCTTCGCTGGCGCTCTCGCGCCCTAGATACGGTTACCAACTTACCCCCTCGCTCCTAAGGTCGCTTCGGGGCGCTCAAGCACCAAATAGGTGCGGAGCGCGGCTCCGCTTTTAGTGGGGATAGTTCTGTCTCCATCCAACATAAGGATTCTATGACCGTCACACCCAATAAAACCAAAGAGGCTGATAGAGCCAAAAAGGTCATACTCCAGTGTATGGCTGAGGGTATGACTGTAGAACAGTCCTGTAAGGTTGCTGGTAAGTCAGTCAAGTCCTATGAGTACTACCGTAGAACTGATCTAACATTTCGTTCTCTAGCAGACAGAACCCGCCTAGGAGTTCTAGAGAAAAACTTTACAGACTCCACCGCCAAAGATTTAGATTTTGTAACCTGGAGACAGAAGTACCTCAAATCCCAAACCTTTGCCCACCAAAAGAACTTGGTGGATGTTATAGAAGGCAGAGAGCCATCCTGGTTCCACCCCTCTATGAAATACGAAAAGGGTAGTGGCGATAACCGCATCCTTATCAACATCCCGCCCAACCACGCAAAGTCAATTACCATAACTGTTGACTACGTTACCTACCGTATCGTCAACAATCCGAACTTTAGAGTTCTCATAGTTTCCCAAACCCAGCGTCTAGCAGCAGACTTCCTTTATGCTATCAAGCAGCGACTGACGCATCCAATGTACGAAGAACTACAGCAGGCATATGCCGCTGGGGTTGGGTTCAATACTAAGACCGCATCCTGGCAGGCTACCCGTGTCACCTTTGGTGATGAACTCAGAGAGTCTTCTGAGAAGGACCCAAACCTAGAAGCCGTAGGTATCGGCGGTCAAATCTACGGTAAGCGTGCAGATATGATTATCATAGATGACGCAGTTACCTTATCTAACGCTAACGACTTTGAGAAGCAAATCAAGTGGCTTACTCAAGATGTTAGATCACGTCTTAACCCAACAGGTAAGTTGATTGTTATTGGCACCCGTGTGGCTGCCGTTGACCTATACAAAGAATTACGCAACCCTGATAGATACCCAGGTGGCATTGTTCCTTGGACCTATCTAGCAATGCCAGCCCTACTTGAGACCGCTGAGAAGCCTGAAGACTGGGTTACCTTGTGGCCCCACTCAGATGCTCCCTTTGATGGACAACCTGAGACTGAGAAGAATGAAGAAGGGTTATACCCCCGCTGGTCTGGTAAGAATCTATTTAATGAACGTCAAGCAATGGATGCTTCTACCTGGGCCTTGATCTATCAGCAACAAGATATATCAGATGATGCAATCTTTGATCCAGTATGTGTGAAGGGTTCTATCGATGGAATGCGAAAAGCAGGTAGACTTACTCCTGGCTTTCCAGGTCATCCCAAAGACCTTAACGGTTTCAGTTTTGTCTGTGGCCTCGACCCAGCGATGGTCGGTGACACAGCGGCGGTCTGTTACGCGATTGATCGTATTTCTCATAAACGTTATATTGTTGACGCAATCAAAATCACGCGTCCGACACCTGCTCAAATACGACAACTCATTACCGATTGGACTAACGTTTATTCACCTAACGAATGGATCGTGGAGCGTAATGCCTTTCAATCCTTTCTCACGCAAGATGAGGGAATTAGGCAATTCCTTGCATCAAGGGGAGTTGTCCTAAGAGAGCACCACACTGGTAATAACAAGTGGGATGCAGGATTTGGTGTGGCATCTATGTCCACCCTATTTGGAACTAAGCAGCAAGATGGAAAGCATCATAGAGATAATCTGATCCACCTTCCATCAGATCAAACAGAGAACATCAAGTCTTTGATTGAACAGTTAATCACCTGGTCACCTAGCACTAAAGGTAAGACAGATATGGTGATGGCACTTTGGTTCTGTGAGATTAGAGCCAGAGAAATGCTAAACGTTGGACTCAATCAAAAAACACATATGAGAAATCCATTCTTAAACCACCACGAACGTAAACGTCAAATGGTAGTAAACATTGACGAATTACTAAATAACCAAGAAAGGCAGTTCATCTAATGCCAAAGAAAATGAACGCTCTAGATAAAGCAATTAGCCAGGGCAAATCACTGCCTTCAAAGAACACAAGAATTCCTGGCGACACAGATGTAAAGACTGGTAAGTCAAAGGGTAAGCCAGTTATCAAAATCAAAAAGAAGTAGGGATAATGTTATCGGTTAAGGAAGTAGTCTCAAAGGTAGCCAGACTACAGACTAAGTACGCACCACGTGACCAACGTATGCGTAGCGTATTGTCTGTACGTCAAGGAGATATCTCCAAGGTTTACCCTGCTATGTTCACAGAGGAATATCCAAAGCCTCTAGTTGCCAACTTTATCGACGTTGCAGCACGTGACTTGGCAGAAGCGATGGCACCACTTCCTTCATTCGAGTGCTCTGCCACCAATATGGTTTCTGACTCTGCACGCAAAGCAGCAGACATTAGAACCCGTATTGTTAATTTCTACGTTTCAGGTTCAGAACTTGGTATTCAGATGTACTCAGGTGCTGACTGGTTCAACACCTACGGTATGTTGCCAGCAATCGTTGAGATGGATTACGAGACAAACAATCCACGCATCCGCTTGCTAAACCCATTTGGTGTATATCCAGAGATTGATAGATTTGGAAGAACTATATCTTTGACTCAAATCGTATCAACTGATTCAGAGTCTTTAGCATCACAGTATCCAGAGTTTTACAATGAGATTCTAGGCAAGAAGACAAACCAGTATGGACAGGTTTCCAACACCCCATACATCTCAATGGTTCGTTATCACGACAAAGACCAGGATTTAATCTTTTTACCAGAGCGCAACAACCTTGTTCTAAGCCAGACACAAAATCCATTGGGTAGATGTATGGCATCTGTTGCGATGCGTGCATCTATTGATGGCGAAGCACGCGGTCAGTTTGATGATGTTCTAGCGGTACAACTAGCACGTGCACGTTTCGCTGTCTTACAGATTCAAGCAGCCGAAAAATCTATTCAAGCACCGATTGCTATTCCGCAGGATGTCCAAGAACTCGCACTTGGTCCTGATTCGATTATGCGTTCTGCTAATCCACAGGCAATCCGTCGTGTGCCGCTAGAACTTCCACCTGGAGTCTTTACAGAGTCAGGTGTTCTAGAGCGCGAACTTCGTATGGGTGCTAGATATCCAGAGGTACGCTCAGGTCAATTAGATGCCTCTGTTGTTACAGGTCGCGGTGTTCAAGCACTACAAGCAGGATTTGATACACAGATCCGTGCAGCACAAGCACAGTTTGCACGTCTATTTACTGAACTTACTTCAATTTGTTTTGAGGTAGATGAGAAAATCTTCGGCTCAATTACAAAAGAAATTAAGGGTAGCGAAGACGGCACACCATTCTCAATGAAGTACATCCCATCTAAGGCTATTAATGGTGAGTATGGCGTAGATGTTCGCTACGGAATTATGTCTGGTATGGATCCAAACCGTGCCATTATTGCTTTACTACAAATGCGTAGCGACAAACTTGTCTCACGTGATTATGTACGTCGTGAGATTCCAATGGAACTAAACGTAACACAGGAAGAACAACGTGTTGATATTGAAGAGATGCGTGATTCTTTGCGCGTTGCTATGGCTCAGTATGCCCAGGCTATTCCAGCGCTTGCAGCACAAGGCCAAGATCCTTCTCAGATCGTCACCCGTATCGCAGAGGTAATTCAAGGCCGTCAAAAAGGTAAACAACTTGAGACTATTGTCAAAGAAGTTTTCCCAGAACAACAGCCAGAGCCACAAGAAGTCCCAGCAGAAATGATGGGCGGTGAAGTTCCAGCAGCAGGTATGGCCCCCGTTCCTGCCTCGCAGCCAACTCCAGAACAAATGGGTGCGGCCCCTGCTGCTGGCGCTCGTCCAGATATAGCGACATTACTCGCATCTATTGCAGGGTAAGGGAGGTGTGAAAATGAATAAAGGTGGTCGTGAAAAGGCTCCAATGGCAAAGCCAGTTGAGGGTAAGAAGGATACATCAAAGCCAAAAGGCGGAGAAGTAAAGTTCGGTTATGCTCCAGCAGGTCGTACTGGCAAGAAGGCTTAGTGTTTTAACTGAGAGGATAGAGCGTGGATAAAGAACCAGAATACGTTCCACGTTCTATCCGTCTCGCTGATTGTTTAGTAGTAATAGCAGGATTCTTTCATAACATAGTAAGCGCATTTCATATATTCGCTGAAGAACTTTTAGATTTAGCAACATATAACGCAGTTAGAAAAAACCAAGTTAGTAAGGCTTGGGAAGAGTTTTCACAAGATTTAGAGAAGATGGAGGATAATAATGGCTAGAGGCCCACTCGCAGGAGCCGCAGGTCCAGGAAAGTTCTCTGTCCGTACAGATGGAATGAACCTACCATCAGCAGGTTATGGTGAAGGTGTAGAAACTGCTGCAATTAAAGCAGGTGCACCAATGGCTAAGACACCAGATGTACGTGGAGCAACCGCTACTGAGGTACGTCAGGCTGCAGAATCTGCGCCAGTAACTCCTTTGTTTGCACCAACACAACGTCCAGATGAACCAATCACCTCAGGTATTGATATGGGTCCTGGTCCTGGATCAGAAATTTTAAGCAAGCCACAGGTTCGTGAGCGCGATAACGACATCATTGCAAAGTATATGCCAGCGCTAGATGCTATGGCTGGTATGCCAGATACTCCAGAATCATTCAGAATTTTTGTTAGGGCTATACAGGGAAATCTGTGAACCAATTCGTAAAAAACGTTACGGCTTTTGTTGATGCTCTTGGTTTTGATGAACCAGCGATCATCTTAACGCTGTCCCAAGTTCCTTGGGATTCAGATGATGACCGTGACGACTTCATCAAAGTTTTAACAAGAGAGGTAAGTAATGGCTGAAAGTTACTGGGACTCTCTTAAAAAGACAATCGGCAATGCCGTTGGTGATGTATTAGCCATACCTGGAAAGGCTGTTGCAAGCCTTGGTGCAGGTATGACCCAAGCCCGTGTAGCACCTACTGCTCCTGAACCAGCACAGTCTATGGCTGTTGCAGCCAAGAAAAAAGTAGAGAAGAAAGTTCAAAAGGCTGCTACTGATATTGCTACCACTGCTGTAAATGTTGCAGCAAGACCAATGGAAACTATTGGTGTAGCCACAGCCGTTGATGATGTTTTGCAGGCTGCTACAGATTTCTATCAGTGGGCATATCCAAAGATTACCCGTCCGATTAGCACAGCAATTCTTGCTAATGCTGAGGCTGTCTCAGGTGAGAACTACGACCTTATTAAGGCTTGGAATACTGCAGAAAATGTATCTCCATTCCAGGCGTATGCAGGATATCTTGGAGCAGTCGGCGAAAGAACTGGTATAACTCCAGCCCTTGAAGAGCAAGGCGCTCCACTACCTCGTTTTTTGGAAACCAATTTCAATATTGCAGATCCTGATGACCGCAAGATTGCATTCGAGAAAGAACTTGTAGGTAAAGTATTCACAGGTTTTGGCGATGGATTACTTAACTGGTATGTAGATCCAGGTGTAATCGTTGGTAAGGCTCTAAAGTTTGGAAAGATTCTAGGCTTAGATCGTCCTATTACCAGCGCTGATGACGTAGTTCGTCTACGCTCTGAACTAGATTCACACGGCCTATGGCTTAAATCAGGTGGCGCTATTGGACGTGAGACCCCTATGGGTGTTATTGCACAGCGCCTAACTGATGGCGATGCTATCCAAAACTTTGACGATGTATTCGTTCGTCGTACAAATAATCGTACATTCTTGGCAGATGTTACTGGTGAAGCCAAGACTTACGATGAAGTAGCAGACATTATTGCTGCAGCCGCTGGCGATAAAAACTCATACAACCGTTTGGTTAAGACCAAAGCATCTGTTGCCGATGAGATTGACCGTGCAAAGCAGATTCTAGATCCAGTTGAGCAGCGCTATAACAACATTCCTTGGGGACAAGGTGTAAACATTGAAGATCATCTGCCTACAGTCCAGGAATATGACCGTCTAAAGAACATATTAAATGATTTAGTACGTCGTGATGAGAACTTGGCTAAGGCTATTGATGAGAATATCGGTGATTACCGCATCATCAATGACTACACAAGTGCTGCAGATGTACAGTTGTTCAACAAGAACATCGGCGTAGCGATTGAAAAGGCTAGAGCCAAGGCATCTGAGGCTTATCACAACGCATCTTTCTACACTGAGACATTCCAAAAAAATCCTTTTACCCGTCCAGTTACTGTAGTTACGCTGCCATTTAGCAAACTACCTCGTGGAATTGTACGTGTGGATGGTGGCCCAGTAGCAGATTCATTCAATGAAATCAAGTATGCACTTAACTCTGTTAAGCCTCTACGCAACCCAGAGTATCTTGAGGTAAAGAGCGACTTGGCTCGCAGTTATCTCAACGCTCGTAACTCTAAAGAGCGTTTAGTTGCAGTAGAAAACATTGAGTCTGAGATTGCAGATATCATTGCACTAGAAAAAGGTTTTACTCCTGAAGAGGCAAGAGAAGTTTACTCTCTCTTTGGCAATGTCCGTCGTGGCATTATGTCTGGAATTCAAACAAATGGATTTTATGTAGATGATTATGGCAAGTTAGTAACCTCTCCATTCTGGAGATCTGAGATGCCTAACATCGTACCTATGATGGACTTTCAGGACTTTGAGAAAGTCTTAGATGCTTATAGAACATTCAAAGAGCCTGGTGTTAGAGGCGTTGCAATGGCATCTGAGGTCACAGACTGGGTTGATTTTGCTAACTCATTATTCAAGGTTTCAGTACTTACCCGTCTAGGTTACCCTATCCGTAACACCATTGATGGTCAACTACGTGCTGGCTTGGTACTTAACAGCCTTGCAAAAACAGATGATGCCTTCAAAAACTTTAGAAGCAATACCGCTGTTCGCTTCACAAAGGCTAAGAACTTCTTTGATGACACTCTAAAGATTCAAAATCCTAAGCAACTCAATGAGTTTACTGGACGCTTGGTATTCCAGAGAAACCAGTTTGTTGCAACTCGTGAGGCTATTCTAGATGAGATAACTCCTCAGGCTTATTACGCTGGCGCTGCTGGACAGTTCGGCAAGCAGATAGATCCAGAAGATATTAACTTTGCAGTTAGATACCGCACAGGTTTGCTTTCTGAGAGCGAAAGAAAGAATTATCTAAACCTTACAAAGAAGCGTAAGCAGCAAAATGGTTTGCTATTTGGTAAGGATAGAGACTCCTTTAAGAACCTACAGTCTAAGGCTTTCTCTCGTTATGTACGTACAGAGGTTGTGCCAACCTTGCCTAAGGGAACAACTTTAGTTTACGCAGATTATCCAAGCGGTAAGGTTTTTTACAAGATTCCTGGAACTCAGGGACGTTTACCTAAGGGTGCTATCCCAGATCAGCAGACACGTAAAGGTCTACCATCTGCAGTTCTATATGATGAACTTGTAAGCAGTGGCAAGATTAAGATTCGTGCTAAGGGTCCAATCCAACAGCCAGATATCCGTGTCATTACTGACTATGACTTGGCTCGTAAGGGTAACTTTGAAGAGATTTCAAGCATCATCCCTGAGGATCAGATGTACCGCATCCGCTTCTTCCAACAGCAGATTGATGCTTTAGACAACCAGATTCTTGAGAAGATTGAGCAGTCAACCCAACTCAATGCTATCCGTAGCGAACTAAAGATTGTTCGTAGTGGAGAAAAGCCAATCGAATTTACAACTTCTAATGGAACTAGAGTTGTAGCAAACGGCGCATTTTCTGGTCCTAACGGAGACTTGATTCGTAGAGACGTATCATCTGCAGGTTCTCTAAACTGGATGACTGAGAACCAGGCTTACCTGTCATTTGATGCTCAAAAGGGCGCAAGTGCTATGAGTATGGGTGGACGTTTAAGCGAGGCTAGAACTGCAATCAAGCCTACTGACCCTCAATACTTTAATGAGATGTCAGTATTTGCTAATAACATTCTACGTAACGACCCATTGGCTATGCGTATCTTGCAGGGCGAAAGCGACAGAGGTATTGCCTCTTGGCTTCGTACTGATGGTAAGTTCTACATCCGTGATATTGATGGCGATATAGAGCCAGGTAAAGTACTTGCACACGTCGCTGAGGCTCGCGCTCGTATCAACCGTATCTTCCCAGATCAACAAGTACGTGGGTTGATTGCTAGAGAAGAACTAACACCTACACAGTTTGATGCTCTTATGCGTGGCAATCCAAACCTTGCCCCTATTGCTGGTAGAGATCTGGTTGAAAACACTCTTGGCTATGGCAAAGGTGCTACCAAGCGTACTATCAACAATACCATTGACAAACTATTCAAAGTTATTGGTTCAACACCAGAAGATAACCTAGTTGCTTGGCCTTTCTATCAGAAACTTTATGTAAACAATCTAAAGCGCGAAGTGAATATTGCTGAAGGATTAGGCAAGAATTTACAGGACCCAGACCTAATTATTCAGTTGGAGCGTTCTGCTCACGCCGCTTCTCGTAAGACTACAATGGAAACCTTGTATCGTATTACTAACAATACAGGTCTTTCCAATGCACTACGTTTTGTTATTCCGTTCTTCAACGCACAGTACAATGCAATCAAGGTTTACGGTAAGTTGTTATTGCAGGATCCATCACGTATCTCACGTGCTGCTCAAATCTGGAACTTGCCTAATAAGGTTGCACAAGTTGTAGACCAAGATGGAGATATTGTTCCTCCAGGCGTAGGACCATCTACTCAGCAATATATTGTCTTTACAATTCCTGAGGGAGTTGGCGGTAGATTCGGTATCCCAGCAGGCTTTGATATCTCTGTTCCTAAGAACAGTCTTAACGTGTTCTTGCAAGGCGAGAACCCATTATTCCCATCATTTGGTATTCCAGTAACAATTCCAGTATCTATGTTTGCCAATGAAAGACCAGAGGCAGTTCAGTCTGTACAAGACTTCTTAACAAAGGTTGCTGGTGAGACTGCTGCTAAGTCTGTAATGAGCAGCATTATGCCATTTGGTAGACCTGCTCAAGATCCTTGGAGATTACTACTTCCTGCTGCTGCACAAAAAGGTGTAGCGCTAGGCGCAGGATTGGATGATGCTTCATTTGCTAGAACTGTAGCCACAGTTATGAAGGTTCAAGATTACGAATGGCGCAGCAATGGAATGATTGGCCCACGTCCTACATTTAAGGATGCACTAGAGGGTGGTCGTCAGATATTTGAAATACGCCTGGCAGCCAACGTAGTACTTCCATTCACATTTTCATTCCGTCCTAAGTATCAGTTTATAGTCGATGACTGGCGCAGGGCTATCAATGATCCAAAGATTGGTCCAAGCAAAATCGATGAGTACATATTGACTATGTATGGTGATAAAGGTTTCTTGGTTACAGCACCTACTGCTCGCAACAGAACTGGTGTATTCCAGACTGCAGATGCAGTACGCAATGCCAAGGAATTTGCTGGGCTTATCGGCAAGATGGACGAGAACAAGACTCCAGGCTTGGCTGGATTTATTGCTAACTTTGGAACTACTGCAGACAAGTACTCAGATGCTGCTGCTAACTTCTTCCGTGATAAGACTCTACGTCCTGGTGGGGAAACCAAGTGGACAGAATCAAGAGTTACTGCTGACATCCTAAAGGATAGAGAGATTAGCCTTGGCTGGTCTGCCTACCAAAAGGGTGTAGAAGAGCGCGATGCTGAACTAGCAAGTTATGGTATTAACAGTATCAACTCAAGCGATGCTATAGATCTAGGTTTGAAAGAAAGATGGGACACCTTTGTTGATAACCTGGGCAAAAAGTATGAGGCTTGGGGCTTTGAAAAAGAGATGGGCGACTTTGACCTGAACCGTACAAAGCGTTATGTCAGCGGAGTTATGGATGTAGTTTCCAATGATAAGTTTATGAAGAAGTATGGTAGTACAAAGACTATGCAGGCTATGTCTGACTACGTTCTAAACAGAACTTATATTTCACAAGAATTGGCAACACGTAAGGAATACTACGGAAGTGCCAACATAGACGCAGAAGACAACATCGACCTTAAAGAACAGTGGGATGAGTACATTATGAAAATGAAGATGTACGACAAGGGCTTTGCTGACTTCTATACCCGCTACTTAGAAAACGACAACTTTGGAGTAATCAAGCGATGAAGACTTTAGAGGATTACAAGAAGTACTATAAGCAGAAGTATCCTAATTTGTCTAATGCACAGATTACAGATCTCGCTAAGGCTGCTATGGCTAAGGATAAGACTAAGCCTTCGGCTAATGATGCACCTCCTACTTTTGGTGAAACCACTGTAGGTGGCGATACCACTAAAAACGGTGTACGTGTAGGTTTTGGTCTTACAGATAAAAATGGTAACGACCTTTATATTCAGCCTGGTATGTTCCCAAAGTTTATGACTACTCTTTCTGTACAGAATCCAAAAGTCTACAATACAATTTTAAGAAGTGTATTCCAGGCTACAGGCACAAAGTATAAAGACCCAAATACATTAGGTACTTGGCTAGAGGGTTCTGGCAAGAATCTATTAGGTTCAGCCAGACAAGATCCAACTGCAGCCACCATTTCTATGGAGTCTCTAATTAGCGCTGGTATTGTAAACAGAGGCGCTGCTGGAATATTTGGCGATGGTGGTAAAGAAAACATACCTACCCGTCAAATTTACAATATAGGACCAGAGCAAGTTGCTTCCGATATTGAAGACATCGCATTAAAAATCCTTGGTCGTAGCATTACTGATGCTGACAAAGAAGCAGATTGGTATAATGATTTAGTTAAAGGTGTACAAAAACTTTATTCCAAAGGTGTAGTTAGCGAGCCAAGCAAAATTGTTGTAAATAAAAAGACTGGTAAAAAAGAAAGACTTGTTCCTCAAACCCCAGAGTTTAGTAAAGAACAAGTAACTCAAAAAATTACTGAGACATTGACGGAAGCAGATCCAATTTCACTAGAGCGTAAAAAGAATCTTGACTTTGCTAACTGGGCTATACAAAAGATGGGCGGTGGTCGCTAGTGGCAGAAATGGATGAGCGCACTCAATCCGCTGCTAAGCAAGCAGCCGAAGAAGTAGCAGCAACAATGCCAAAGGTGAACGTAAAGACTGGGCAACTACCTGATCTATTCACTGGCAAGTTTGGTGTGTTTGAAGTTCTAATCGATGACCCAATTTACGGCGAAGAACTACGTGCTATCAAGGCAGCGCTAGAGGCTGGTAACAAAACTCTTGCTGATGATTTATGGAATAGATCCAAGTGGGGTCGACTAGATTCAGATGCACAAAAAGCCTACTTGTTACGCCTTGAAAACTCAGACCTTTACAAAGAGCGTCTAAAGTCTTGGATGCTTTCTATCAAGCCAAAACTTGCACAGCGTGGCTTGAAGATTAGTGATAAGGATCTTGAAGATTATTATGTTAGAGGAATTGATGATCTAACAATCATCGATGAACTAACCAGTGGGCTTACAGCCAAGGGTGCTGCTGGATCTGCTGCTGACAATTTAGAGAAACTTAGAAGCACAGCACGTCTAAATGGCTTTAACCTAGAGAAAGACTTTGGCAATCAACTAGATGGCTGGCTACAGCGCATTGCTCGTGGAGAAGATGTCGATGACTTTGCTCGCATTATCCGCCAGCAGGCTAAGTTAGGTCTACCAGATAAGGTAGCAGGATTACTTGATGAAGGTCTTGACCTAGCAAATATCTATGCTCCATACAGAAATACTATGGCAACAATTTTAGAACTTTCTCCAGACTCTATTACTCTGGATGATCCAGTGCTTCGTTCTGCCTATGGTCAGGATAAAGAAATGTCTATCTATGACTTTAGAAGAGCAGTACGCAATGATCCACGTTGGCAGTACACAGACAATGCCCGTGAAGAAATGACAACAACCGCATTAAACCTTCTACGTAACTTTGGATTCCAGGGGTAATAATGGCTAGAGAAACTGCAGCAGAGCGTCGCGCTCGCATTGAAAAAGAAGTAGCAGATCGTTCTGCTGCTCGTAGAGAAGCGTACTTTGACAAGCAAGAAAAAGCCAAAGCAGCGGCAGAAGCCAAACTTCCACCACTTCCAGAACCAGATTCTTTTATTTACAACTATGCTTGGAGACAAGATGTTGGTGGCGCAGGTGGCGAATATGTGCTCACTAAAACTCCTAACCCATATTATGACCCAAGAAACAATGAGATAACAGACCCCAAGACTGGGAAAAAGACCACTATGACTTTATCTCCTTGGTCGGGGCCTACAAGTTTTCGCGGCGATGGAACTAACCAAAGTACACAGAATGCAAACAAAACAGTAGTTTCTACCGTAAGAAATGCAGACGGAACAACAACTACTACATATTCTGATGGCACAACAAGCGTATTCAATCCTGCTGGAAATTATGACCCATATGTTAGCAAGTATCAAGGCGGATACGGTATTGGTTCCTCTGGTAATAACAATACTGGATTTACTGGAACAGGAAATGGCGATACTTCTACAACAACATATACTGCTCCAGATGGAAGAATCTTCAC